CCAGTATCGTCGTTGAACGTGCTAGAAACGGTGGTCAGTCCTGTCACGAGGGCGACGAAGGTCACGCCGGCCGCATCATGCGCGACATCTATATCTGTTTGGTAAAACGTGTCATTGGGTCCTGTCACCGTCCACCCGACGACATGCATCCAGTTGCCGCCGCTGAAACACATATCGCCACCCGAGGCGACGCGCGTGACGGCGGTCACATCGGGCGCCGTGACGGTCGGAATACAGGTCGGCGCAAAGCCCGTATAGAGCAGTTCTCCCGTTCCTGGGGTGGCCGTGGCGGTCGTCGAAATCACTACAGGACTTGATTCGAGCCACGGACCTGGCCGGCCCAATAGATCCACGATCCGCACCTGCGCGAGCCACGTCTGGCCGTTGCGAGCGAGACTGGCGACGGCGGTATTCGTCAATGAGGCCCCGCCCTTCACAGTCGTGATCGTTGTGTAATCGTCCCCGCAGGAGGAGCATTTGGCTTGGACTTCGTAGTAGTCGAGCTGCCCGTATTTCGGGGAGACCCAAGTCACGAGCATCCCCCCGCCACTAATAGACGAGCCGGTCACGGAAGTCACCGGCGGAATCGTTAAATCGAACGGCCGGCGACCAAATACGTTGCGATCGTCAATGGGGGAGAGATCATAGGCCGTGGAATCATACTCCTGGAGGCTCACGGCAACCGTCGTGTCGGACATGAGTTGCAATGCCGTCACCCAGAATTGCTTCTGCGTCCATCCGGGAGTCGGATGCGTGACGTACACTCGATCGCCCACAGAGGCGGAAAGGATTTCTTCCGTGCACCGACACTGTACGCTAATCCCGAAGCGGGACTCCTGAAGCGTAAGCTGGGCGAGTGCCTGCGCCATCAACTGATCGTTCGTGAATGGGAGGCTTAATTCTAGGTTGTTCGTGAACGCGCCATCGGCGGCGAGATAGGTATTCGTCGCCGTGACGAGCGGCCACTGAACATCCTGCACCTTGAACTCGCCGTTTGCCGGCTCGACGTAACTCGCTTTGACAAGATTCCACTTTTCTTCCAAGCCCGCGTTGCGGAAGCTCCACTCGCCGATGATGTTCGATGGGGAAAGTGTGAGCGTTGGCGCAGCGACGCTGGGACTGCGGATTGTCAGCTTGAATTGCCCCTGCTCCCACACAAGATTCCCGCGGCATGAGCTGAGTAATTCCTGAAGGTTGTCCGACGTGGGCCGGGCGGTGTCGATGACGCCGTTACACGTCGCCCGGGTCACCTGAATGCATTTCGTTGCGTTCCCTCCGGTGCCTCCCACGGTGACGTTCACGGGAATGCTAAAACTCGTCGGACTCACATAGGTCGCCGTCCAGTCGCCGTTGATCGAGGGGGTACTTCCTGAGTGCCCAGCGATCCGCACAATGAACGTGCCTGAGGTCGCGAAGCCGTGTGCTGATCCTGTGGTGATGATGCTGGGATTCGCTACGCTGGATGTGCTGATATTGACCGCTGCCCCGACTGCGTAGTTGACCAGCACGTCGCAATAATCGGCCGCATCCTTAAAACTCTGCTCATGAATGAGCGTCTGATTGAATCCGCAGCCGTAAATCGGCGCGAGGAGATAGTCACGAATACACATGGCGGGATTTGTTCCAGCGGGCATCCAGGTATCAGTACGCGAGTCATAGATTCGATTGCCGCGGATGATCGCGGACACGGATGGGGGGCCGTGAAAAGCGGGGCCTTCGCTAAAGCGCCGCGCCGTCCCGCCCGTCCCACCGACCGTCACAATTTCCGGGATGCTGAACGACGTACTGCTGATGACGGTGACGACCCACTCAGCGTTGAGTGTTGGCGTACTTCCTGAATGCCCCGCAATCCTCACGCTGTCACCCGAGGCAAAGCCGTGCGCGGTCGAGGTCGTGATGACCGTAGGATTCGCGACGCTGGAGGTACTGATGGCAATGGCGGTATCGCTGAAGCTCGAGGTATCGACGTTGACGAACACGAACCCAATGACACAGAGTCCCTTGCCCAGATCCGTCGTCAGATTCCAGCCACTGCCGGCAACGCTGCCCGGCGCCTGAATGCCGATCCCTGCACCGTCAGTGAAAAACGGTGTCCCGCCAACGTTCTGGATCGTAGTTCCCAAGAAAATCTTGTAGTTCGCGGTGATGGGTTTATAGGGCCAGATCCGCGCCCCCGTGGTTACGTCAATCGCTTTCCGTCCGTCGAGCCAGATTTCGTCTATCCCGGCGACGCCGAGCCCGTCACGCGACCCATGGCATAAGACGGCGACGTAGTACAGCTCCTTGAAATTGTTCACTGGCTGAATGAACCAGTCGGCCACGATGGCACCGACTTTGGCCCGCCCATAGATCACGGGGATGGGTGTATTCGGTTCGAGTGTCGTCGAGATGAATAGCTTCTGGCGGTCCGCAAGGAGGCGCGGCCGGTCGATCAGCGCTCCGAGATAGGAGAGGACGACCCCGCCGATACGGAGTGCTGTTGCAAGATTTGAACCAACTGCTAATCCGAACGGGCCGGTCGCAACGAAGAACGCGCCGATCGCTACGATCTTGAGGAGGTTGCCCCAGAAGGACACTAGAAGCGCACTCCCCGCGGGGCAAACACGCCCCAGCCAAACTCGCCCTCGGGCTTGGTCACGATATGGCTAAAGAACGTGTCAGTGGGATAAAACCGCTGATGAGAAGTCTTGTCGGCGGTAAAGCCCCGGACTTGGTTAAAGACGGCCAGTGGGGAGACGAGTTCCGTGGTCACTTTCGCCCAGCGCCCATCCCAATCTTCCGTGACCTCGAACGGGGCGTTCATATATCCGGTGAATAGAATGAACGGATCGACGACGATTCCACCTGTGGCGTCGATATATCCCCGTCTCAGTGTCCCGAGCCTGCCGATATATGACTGCGCGAGGAGGGCAGTGATCGCGGTCAGCGCCACCCCATCAAGTGTGATCTTCAAGCGCTGTCCGGAGGGGTCCGGGGTTTCCTGGATTGCCTCGAACGACATTGCTCCACCTGCCGCGCTCCAGGTATTACCGCCCCAACTAACATCCTGAAATCCGGTAGTGAAGCGAATCGTCCCAGCGCTGAAGGCGAGTGAAAGCAGGTGAAAGATTTCGGCGCGCTGTGCGACGGCCTGCGCCAACGATGCCGCGGTTATGGTGCGGCTCATAGCGTCTCACTGAACGAGACGCGGAGTTCCCCGTAGTCAGCGCCTATAGCGCTCGTCGTGGGATACGTCGGGGGTTCCAGAATGCAGGCGTTCATCGTCACGCCGGTCAGTGTGACGACCGAGCCGGGCGCAGGTGCTCCACCTGTAAAAATTGGCGGATTGATTGGGATGGAAGCGACACCATTGACTTCAGTTGTTACGTCGGACGTGACTTCGTAGATCGGCGCAATTCCGGCGACCTTGATGAGGTCCCCCGCACGCAGCCAATTCGCGGTTGAGTTCGGCCCACCCGTGATATAGAGAGTGCTACCCGTCGTTGAGCTGGTGCCCGGAGCCGTGCCTGTCGAGATACCTGGATGGCCAATTGAACCAGTCTCGAATTGCGGTAGGTCCATCCAGAAAATAAAACTCGGCTGTGCCGCTGTGGAGCAGATAATATTCACGAACGCTAGTGTGGTGGTCCCGGGAGATGTAGCCGTCGCAATTGGGAGGGTTTGCCAACCAGATACGAGCGCGACAGCCGAACCTGACGTGGTCGAGATATATGCCGCGCCGTTATACCAGTCGATTTGCACCCGCACCGTTTGCCCAATAGCAGCGCCAGTGCCGAATACGCGGACGGAAGCAGCGTAGGCGGTAGTTGGACTCGCTGGGATTCCCGTCCCGGCGCGCATACGAGCTACTGCTCCCGAGAAGGTATTCAGCACGGTCGTTACCTTAAGTGATGCAACTCCGTCATAAGCTTGCGTCGTATCACGCACAATCGTCGCGCCACCATAGGCCGTAGAGCCTACTGCATCAATCTCGTAGCCTGAATTGTCAATGAGGTTCGTCCATGAGGCACTGACGACAGGCGACCCGCCACCTGCGCCAAGCGGAGTTAGATGGTCTCGGTGGTCAATCGTAAACACTGTTCCATTGCGCCAGAAATTGTCCACCGCGGCTAGGAGTGCCCGACCGTTCACGGATCGCACGTTGAGGAGGTAGCGTTCCTGCCACGTCCGGCCGACTTGCTGCGTGGCTCGGAGATTCACTCGCCCCGACTGGCTTTTACTGATGAGTGGGCCGGGCATCTCGAGTGATGTGACCTCGAACGGAATGATTGTTCGGGGAAATGCGGTCACCGCTGGAATGTCCTACGAATTGCCCGCGTGCGTGCGGCTTGGCCTGTGACCACGGCGGCGATCTGCGCTCCGTTTTGGTTCAACCATTGCGCGGTGCCGGCTGCGTCTATTGTCTGCACGTTGAACGTCACGTTCGTTGCGAGGTTTCCTGAAATACCAGGACCGCCAAACGAACCGCCGACCTGCACTCCACCGCTCCCGCCGCTGCCACTGCCGGGGATACGGCCCACACCTCGCATGATGTTGTCGATAATCGAGCCCGTGAAATCCCGATAGAGCAATCGCAGGATGTTGTTCAGGAAATCCGTGAATGCGAAGGTCCCCTGCGTGACGAACTCCTCAATCGCATCCGCCATCGTCTGCAAGCCGGTCCGCATCACTGAGGCGGCACGCGTCATCTTCCGCAATGCGGCTTCCCCCTGAAGAATGCTCGCCGCCATCTGCTTGGCTCGGTCGCTCATTGAATCAAGCCCCGCGACAATTAGGTCCTCCAATTCCTTGCGCGCCCGCTCCAGGCTGTTCGACATCATGTCGATTTCACTGCCTTGCATAAGGCGCGCAAAGTTCCGCGCGTTGCGTTGGTCGAAGGCGGCACGCTCCGATATGCCGGCCAGCGGTCCCGCCCGAAGTAGTCGTTCGCGCTCACGGCGTTCTGCGGCGGCAGCCGCACTTTCCGGTGGCGGGCCCGGCATAAGCAGTTTCCCCAGTGCTCCAGCACCGGGTATAACCCCGGCGAGCGCCATGAGGGCGGCGGCTAGTCCCCCTTGCATCATCGTCGTCCAACTGGAATTGGCGTCCTTGATCTTGCGATCGAGGTCCACGATCAGGTCGGACAAGTGCTGTACTTCAGACTCGAAAGCGGTCTTGCCGCGGCCGATGAGCAGTTCATCAACCGCCCGTTTGGTATCACGAAGCTGGTCGGCAAACTTCCGCGCCTCATCGCGCGTTTTCTGCTGCCGATTCATGAAGAACGTAAGGCCAGCGGCAGCGAACGCTATAGCCAAGCCCCACGGACCTAGTAAGAACGTGCTCACGCGACCGAGACTGGAGGCCATGCCTGCGGCAGAAATACTGCCGGATTCGAAACTCTGTGCCAACATCAACGCGCCAAGACCCGCCTTCCGCGCTGACGTGGTCGAGATGCCGAGTTGCCGATTAAGTCCTGCGAGGTTGGAAGCTGCCTGCTGGGTATCGTATACGATTGAGAGCCGCACGGCATCCGCCATCTACTGCTCCTTTCGTTCTCTGGCTTCCGTGCGTGCGAGCCAGGCCCAATAGCCTAGCTCGGTCTGCGTCATCGTCGCGTCGACTTCGGCTAGCGTTTTCCCCAGCTCCCGCGCGACGCTCAGGCGGAAGCGGAGGGAGGGTCCGCTTTGACTTCCTCCTCGATTTTCTTGTCGTCCGGTGTGATAACGCCCAGAATCCCCGCTTCGATCTCTTGCAGGAGTTTCAGCGACACCCGTTCACGCAGGGCGTCGATATCGCGGATCTCGAATAGCTTGGATTCATCTTCCGCTTCCGCGCATTGCACGAGTAGGAACAGGCCCACATAATCGGGATCGCGCTCGACGCCGTCCTTCGGCATGGCCTCGGTTAGCGCTTTGCGTGTTAGCGGGCGGACGTAAATATCCTGTCCGAGCACCGAGAACTTCCGCCGCGCGGTCGGTGACGCTTCGATCAGCTTTTCGATAAACCGTTTCCCGTTCTCATGCATAGGCAATGGTCGCGATCACGTTTAGGTGAAAGTCATACTCCACGGTTACGAGCGCATCCCCATCGGGACTGTTCACGCGATACCCGGCAAGCAGTGCCCCGGTTGTCCAGGTCCATGTTTTGCCCGTGGCGAGTTGGAAGATCAGCGTCGCCGGCGTGATGTTGGGCGTCGCCGTTTCCAGTCGGTCGATGGCGTCCTTCTGCCCCGTCACGTAGTCCAAGAGTCCTTGAAATGTGGCCGTGTGAATCACTTGGCCGGGAACGCGCTGCGCGTGGAGGTCGCCTTTGACGCTGGAGTCGATCATCCCGCGTGTGGTGTCGAACGCCATGACGCGGCAGTTGCCCAACGCCACCGCATTGAACGTTACGCTCCCATCCAGGCCGCGAATCGTCGCCATACTGCCTCCTTAGGTGACCGTCTCCTCGACGCGAAACGGCACGCTCACGACGAGCGACCGCCACGACTCCTCAAATAACCGCACGGGGCCACTCGCTGCCCCGAACATCACATCCGTATTGGGACTCGCCAATCGCTTGCGATTGAACAACGCCCGCGCCGTTTCTGCTAACGTATCTAACGTGCCGTCGCCTTGATCCTTCGGACCGTAGATCGCGAGTTGTAGGACTCCTGTCACAGTGTTCCGGCCTCCAGTTGCGCCCTTGGTCTGGACTGCCCCGTTGCCCCAGATCCAATCCACCTTCAACCACTTCGCATTATTCAGTGGCGGGGTGAACGGGACATTCGGCCACGCGATTGTCGTCGTCGTTCCCCACGCAGCGTTGATCGCGACTTCCACAGCGGCGCGGGCAGCGGCGGGCGTCATTCTTGGAACCGCTGGACGATGGCATCCATGCGCTCCTGCGACTCGGCGGCCGTGATCCGGGCCATGCCTTCAGGCGCCTGTTTGCTATAGCCGAACTCTAATCGGACAATATAGGGTACATCATTCTCAACTGCTTGCTCAGTGCCGAACTCCGAAAGACCCGGCGGATTACGTGACCAGCCAGCCCGCGCCGTGCCAGTGAGAATCGGCGTCCGCGCCGTGACGGTGACTTCAGTCTCGGTCATGAATGCGTCAATGATCTGCTCCGTGCGGTGCTTCTGCATCAGCGCGACTTCATCGAACGATTTGTAAATCATGCGATCGCATCCGTAGCGCTATCCTCAAGTAGCAATGAGCCGACCGAAATCGGTGGATCGACCGTACTATCCAACTCGGCGTTGTAACTCTTGTTCGCTGCGGTAAATACCCGGATATCATAGTAGTAGCGAACCGCTGCCCCGAGCGCGAGCGTTTCGGCTTTCGTGATCTGGAACCACAGACTCGCGGTGCCGTCGCCGTTCCCCGTGCCGCCCGTCTGCACGATCTGCCCGATCCCATTCACGGGTGTAGTGGTGATGGACTTCTGGAGGATCTTCTGTGCATCACTATCCACAGGGCTCGTTTTGATCGTGAGCACCGCTATCGCCACAGGATCACTTAAGGAGATACCGGGGACATCACGTTCGATGTCTATATCATTCCCGATGACGTAGCCTTCTATGTTGGCACTCATGCGAGCCCTAGCATTGGGTCACATCCGTGACGTACACAGTCCCACCAATCGCCGTCACCTTGCACATCTTGTGCGCGGCCGCCGTCACATCCACACTACCCGGACACCGCATGGAGGCTGAGTTCGTGATCCCTGTATTGGCGTCCAGCCGGATGGTCTTGGTTTCCCCGTTCGCGAGATTGGTAAAACTGGTCATCATCGTCGCTCCGCCATTGGAGCAGTTAAATGTGTTGCCCTGCGCAAGGTCCGGCGATGTGCCGCTAATCGTGATCGAATCACAATAGGGCGCCCGCAGCGACCAGTAGTTCAGCGGCCCACCAGTCTGCTTGAACGTATCGACGAAGAAAAACCCTTGGCCCTTCTGCGTGTTGCCATCAACGAACGCCGTATTATATATCGAGGCGTGGAGTTGGATACAGCCATTGCCGATCGTGTTTCCAGAAGCATCCGCCACATTCCACGCGACGCGATCGAAGCCTTCCCCAACGCCTCCATAGACGGTATTGCTCGATACGCCGCCATTCGGAGTACCAACCGCATTGACGGGGGGGCCGAACTTATAGCCTACATAAGCGGTCTTGAGCGATGTGGTTTCCCCAGCGACAAGACAGCCGTACCACCGATTGCTGCGCCCTAGTTGTACCTCCACGGCACTCAATGAATCGGCCCCAGCAGTTAGGCCAGGAGTCACGCCAAAATCGCAGGCGAAGAAGCTATTCTCATCGCCGTTTTGAATCACAAGTGGACGCCTACTCGTTACCGACAGTACATTGTTAAAATTACAGAGTCGCGTATGAGGCGCTGTTGTTCCAGTTCCCAGCCCACCAGTCACGGTCGAGCCGAGCAGATAAAGCCCCATGCTATTGTTGGGTAGGTTCTCAATGATGACGTTATGCATCCAGCAGTAGTTGGCCTCGGTAAGCTGAATGCCCACAGCATCGGCAGCACCCGTCAGTAGCGTACCGGATACGCCGATATTCTCGATTCCACAGTATTGCGTGACGTTGGTAGATGTGCCCGCCGCATCCGGCGTATCGGTCCCCATCCGCACTATCCCGCTAGAGAAGGTGCTGGCAGTGCCTTGGCCATAGATGTAGGTAAATCGCATCCCCGCGCCCCGGATAATGCACTGGCCCTGCTGTGACGCCACTGGGAGAACGATCGGGGCCGACGTGTAGTATTTTCCAGGTGGGACATACACTACCCCACCAAGGAGCGCCCACCCCGTCCCCGATACGGCACCTTGGATGGCATAGAAGAATGAGAGATAATCGTCTTTGACTGCATTGCCTGCCGCGCCGTATGCACGCACATCATAGACGCTTGAATCGCCGCCCTCGCGGGTCCGTTGGATACTTGCTGTAGGAGGGCAGAGGCTAATGTCATATCCGCCCTGCATCATAAATGCGGGGATATAGAGTATCCCCGCCAGCTCGGCGACTGCTGCTGCATCGGCTAACGCAATTCGCCCTTCCGTTGTGGTCGCCCCGCCCGGATTCGTAACCGGGTCGTAAACAAACCGCACGTCTCCTGCGTTGATCGTGCGCGACTGAATCGAATACAGGTCGGTGAAATTGCTTTCCGTTCGCTGCCACGCGAGCTTGTTCGATATGTCGTTCCCAATGTCGGACGGGATGTGGAGTTGTGACATTAGCCCCCCATCGGTCCCTTCGACGTACTTGGCGCCGCGTCGCTTGTGCGGATCACCTCATTCGAGGTGACGTAGCTATCCATGATGCTGTCCCCCGCGTGCCGTCGTATTCCCGTGATCCCACTGCTGGCCGTGCGAATCGGCGTCACCGCTTGGCTGCTCGTCCGCACTGCGGCAGTGCCGTGGCTTCGCGCGATCGCGTGCTTGAGCTGCGGGGGCAGAACAATCGCGCTTGGCGTGCGCTGCCATTCGACGGATGACCGACGCCCGACAACGGGACTGCGATTGGGCGCGAGACTGATGACATGAACCTGCCGTGCGGGAATCGGGGCAACGAGCCCAGCGGGATTCCGCAGGCTGGTGATACCGACATTGACCGCCGGCGCTTGCTTCCGAAGTGACGCCGCCCCGATAATCTGCAACTGCTTGGTAATCCGGTTCGGTACGAGCGACGCACGACTCGGCCTGATGTACTGGACCGCCAGGGGCCGGATAACCGGGTAGCGCTTGAATGCCAGACTCGCCACGTGAATCTGCGGCGGCAGCCGATCGGGGATGACGGTCGTAAGCCGCGTATTCCACAGCAGGGTAACGTCGGCATCGCGCGCCGGATGCCGCGCCATCCGTGGATCGGATTGGATGATGTGAAGCTGTGGCGCGAGTCGTGGCGTCTCGGCTACTGGAACCTGTCGGTTACGAAGGGTTGTGACATCAGCATCACGGGCCGGATGCCGTGAGGCGCGAGGGTCCGCCTGAACGATATGGAATTGTGGCGCCAAGCGATCCGGTACGATGGGACCTTGATTGCGGAAGAACACCACCTGCGTAAGCGGTACGCGATGGCGCTGTAGCAGAATATGGATCGGTGATCCCAGCCGATCGGGGACCAGCGACGTGCGACTTGGCCGCAGGTAGATGACATGCGCTGGAGGTGGACGGTGAGCATCCGCCAACACGATATGGAATTGCGGGGCCAGTGAGGCGACAACGGCCGCCGCCAAAATCGGCGCCCGGAGATACAACGGCGCATGGGGTTGGCCACGTCCGAAGCGCGCCATCTAGACTTTCTGTACCACGAAAGTGTTGAAGAACGGGGCCGTATCCGGTGGCGCCGTTTCAGAGCCCACGCCCCAATTCGAGCCCACCATCACGGGGTTGGTTTTCTGCGTCGTCGGGAAATAGACCGTTGCACCCGTGTAGGTCGTGACTACGTTCCCGCCAGTCGGCGCATCATAGACATCCACCGCCGTACCGTAGAAATCGCGGGGGTCTTTGACCGTGAACGCATTACCTGGTGAAAGTGTCGGGCTCAGATTAAACGGGATGCGTGCCAACGAGGCGTAATTGTAATAGACGCAATGCGCCCGCCCCGGTGTGTAGCGGTCAGCACGGATGACGTAGGCTTCCGTCACTACCGGATCATCAGCCAGCGTTCCAGCCGTGACGCCGAGATCTGCGTTGAAGTTGGCAAGCGTGCGGAACGAGCCTGTCCCGTCTTTGAAAGCAAGAATGGGCGGTTCACCAGCTCCGGCTTTCCGGTAATAGATGTTCCCGCTGATCGTGTAACCACCACTCGCATTGTTCTCGCCCAGTGCAAGCAAGCGATGGTTCGCACCATAATCCTGTTTTACGCGCTGCGTATTGCCCGTCAGCGTCAGTGTTCCACCAGACGCCAAGATGCTATGAGCGTCGATCTGCCCCCAGCCTGAACCACCACCGTAGAAGTAGTTCCCCGTTACTGAGATAGCTGGTCCGATGAGTTGAGCCCCGCCCTGGGCGATCTGCAATGCACGATCGCCATGCCCCCCACCAGCATCAGAAAAGAAGTTGTGGTTGCCAGTGACGTTGATGTGATTCATGTGCGCGTTGGCGGATGTCAGACCTCCAATAACGTAGGCCGTTGCATCCACGCCACCGTTGTTGGCTTGGCTGTTCAGTGATCCTGAGTTGAACTGGATGTTATTGATGAGGTCGATGTATTCTTCCCAAGCATGGCCACCAGTCGTAGTGTAAGCTTGGAGTCCGACCCCCTCATCCTGAAAGAAGATGCAGGACTCAACTGTCAAGATCGACGGTCCCTTATGGTGAATGTATATGTGGTGCCCGCCACCATCCCCGCCCGTGTCGTTCCAACCCTGGTTGTAATAGATGCAGCCGTAAATCTCCATGCGGCCACAATCGAACTCACAGAAGGTTCCGCCACAGCCATCGTGGATGACGCATTCAATGAGTTTCAGACCGATGGCACCCTGCACAGCGGCACTGGTTTGAAAGGTCGATATGAGTTGGCCGCCCTGCGTCGCAGTAACGCGGGTTGAGTAGGCCGCATCTACTTCGATGCCAATGAGCCAGTTGTAATCGGCTCCGGTATCGAAATAGAACCCATCCACTCCAGCCGGAGTGGCGGCGGTATCAATCAAATGGAAGTTCGGCCGCTGTCCTGGCACTGCTTGCCAGATCAATTTCCCAGTGGGGCTATCAACTCCCGGTCCGATGCTCCCATGCGCTTTCCAAACGAGTGTGCTCGCGTTGCGATTATAGGCACCACCAAGGCACCCAATCCGCGCGCCGCTCGTGGGCAGTTTGCTATCCCCCTGAGCTGTTCCCGCACCGCTCCCCGTCGCATAGGCTATCGACCAGGGATCGCCGATAGTCCCGGCACCCGTTCCACCGCTGGGCGAGATGTAGAAATCAAAGGTCAGCGGCGCGACTGACGGCGTTGATGGCATCCCGTGCAGGATGAATACCATATTAAGCCAACAGGTTACGTGAGACATCAGGGTCAATCGCGTGCTCCCGTGGTAGAACTTGCACATGCCGCGTGAAGGCTAAGAGCACTGAACCGGGTGCGAGTTGTCGCCCCGCTTGATGCTCGAGCGCTTGGATACGGTTCTTCGCGTGCGCGATCATCGGTTCTTGTCCCATGCGGTCAGCCCAGTGGAGGGGGAACACGATACAGATGTCCCGCTCTTTCCACTGGGCGACGGCGACCGCACGGTCGGGCTCATCCCACGTCACCCACGTCGCAACGATCCGTGGCATTAGACACCCCAGAACTGCCAATTCTCCCATGAGGCAGTATCGGCTTGACTTGGCAGCGTGAGCACGGGAAGCGGATTAGCCGATGTGGGAATGGGAATCGGCGCTGCTTCGGCACTCACCGTGAAGGATTGGCCGCAATACGGGCATTTCATGGCGACCTCACTCCTCTATCTCGAAGTAGCCACGGCAGTTGACGTTCGCCGGCGCGTTGCAGCGCAGGCATTGCGCTTTGTTCGTACCGCCCGACAGATCAGCTTGCGCTTCGCGACCTAGCGGACTCTGGATCACGAGTAGCCCACCGTTCGGCGTGACTAGCCAGTGCTTGTAGGCTGTCAACGCCGTAGGCTCCGCCGAGTAATCCACGCCCGCCGTGGAGACGGCTGTCTGCGCCCGCCCGCGGACCTGCGTCGGGGTCGGCGAGGTGCCCGGTGTCCCCGCCGTGGCCTGCGTACTGAAACACGCTTCCACGAGCACGGGGATCGCCGAAGCTGTGACGCCATCGAATCCCACGCTGAGTTCCGTCACGATCGGGGCGATGGTCGAACCCGAGATGACATTGACGATCGTCTTGGCCGCCGCACCCACCAGTGCCGTTGCGCCGGTCCCCGTTTTGACTACGAATCCTGCGGACATACATGCTCCTTGAAAGTGAGAGACCTACCGCACTGCACTGCGACCCAATGCTTGCTGAACGATGCGCTCACCGGGAAACGTTGGTCCCGGCACAGCGGGGCTTTCCCGCCCAAGCAAGGCAATGCTCATCATCCCCTTGAGTGAGGCGACCGAATACGTCACGCCCGTTGTCGTGTAGGCTCCGGCTGTCACCTTATTGCCGGTCGCCATGCCATGCCCACCCCCGAGACCCACAAGATTGTTGTTGTCCGCACGCTCGGTGACGAGTGTGAGATCGGCATTCGCCCACGCTGAGAAGTTCGCAGTCCCCGTCGCATCGACGCTCGTCGAACACGCAGCGACGACGAGGCAATTCGGAAGCGTAGTAGTCGCACCAGGAATCAGGCCCGACACATCGCTCGACGCTTCAACGCCACCAGCCGTGATATTCCACGGTAAGCCCCATGTTCGTACGTCGCGAAAAACGTGAATCTGTCCCGTGACGTGGTCACCCGGATTGGCGACTTGTGGCGCTGGATCGCTGCCGCCGCCGATTAAGCGCTTCCAGAATGCCGAGAGGCGCGTTGATCCTGCCGCTCCGGCCGTCCCAGTCCCTTGCGGTGAGTTGGTGACTTCCTTGAATCCAGCACCGAGCATCCCTGCCCCTAATGCGATGGCTTGATTCTCGGACTCACAGAACATCACCGCTACATCGTTGGCCAGACAGTTCGCCGGGAACGGCGGGGTGATCGCCGCGGCGGCGGCTGCCGTGAACGTGCCCGAGCCGAAGTAGGTCGGCAGAACACTGGCCGCCCCCGCAGCCTTGAATGCCATGACGTAGTAAATCCGCCAGATCGTACATGAGCCTTCCGTGAACGCTGCGTTCAGCGTTCCGGGTGCTGTCTGGATGAAATCTTCCGTTCCTGCCGGGGCGTTGGCGTGCTGATAGTTCTCGCGGAGTGTCCATGCGACATTGGTTCCGGCAGCAATGGTGAAGTCCCCGCCTTGATCGGCGTGCATACAGCCGAACACATAGCAGTTGTCGGTCGTGGTGATGTTGCCCGAATTGCCGCAAGCACCGGCCGCAAAGCGTGTGGCGTTCGCTCCGACGAACTCGGTGAAGCCTGAGACTTCATGGACTGCGATGCGGCGGAACGTGGATGTAACCGCAAAGGTCGCAGTCACGGTGTTCGCCCCTGCGGCCGTGGTCACACCAGACCAGACGGAGCCCGAGACGTTCGCGCCGGCGAGGAACTTGCGTTCGGTGTAAATCGTCCCGACAGTATCGGTCAAGGTCAGCACTTGGTCGGTCGTCCCACCGTGCGCGATCTGCACGCAGATTAGACTGCCGAGCAGGACGTTCGTCGTGAACACCACAGCGATGCTCGTTGCCGTAGCATCGTTCGAAGCGCTTTTGCTCTGGATGAATCCCATCAGTCGCTCGCCGCGCCTGTGATGGTGAACACTCCTGCAGTATTGATTGTGACAGGGAACGTGTTCCCGGTCGTCGCAGTCACGTCAGCCGGAGTCGTATCGAGCAGGCACACGCAAAGCAATGGTTTCACGATGGTGTTGACTGTCGCGTTTCGGTAGATGACCGCAAACCGAGCGATGATCGAGCCACCCGACGCGCTCCAGCTCGCGTCATTGCAGTCGAACATGAGTGTCCCACCCGTGCGGGTCCACACAATCCCCGTGAGTGCGACGCCGCCCGTTGTGTAACCATTCGCGTTTGCGTGCTCATTCGTCAGATCCCCATAGACTGCGGTACCTACTGAGAGCGTGTTGCAGTTCGATGTGGATAGAAACAACGCCATCTTCCAGTTCGTTGTATCGTCCAAATCGTGGGTAAAATCGCCCACGTACTTTTTCGCCAGCTCATAGACTTTCCATTTGCCGCTCGCCATTACCGCCTCAACTGGAGCACGTAGTAGGCATTTTCATCAGTGCCCATCACGTTTTCCACTCGCACGATATCATAGGCGAGCCCTGCAACAGTTACAGCGTCATCGACATCCGGCTGGGCATCCACATCCGCCGCGGCAATCGTCAAACGCCGATCCCCAACCTTGATGGTGTCGTTCAACTCGCGCGCGAGGTATTCATCGAGCCGTCCCTTGACCGTGTAACTCGTGGCCGGGCTTGCCGTACTTACTGTGCCCGTCGCTGGGTCATAGCCACCCGTCGCCTGAGACGTGAAGGTCACATCTGTCCCGAACTTCGCGAGTACCGTTTGCGCGACTTTGCGGAGCGGCCGATCCAAGCGTCCCATCAGGCCCGCACTACCCGCGCCCCGGAGCCGATGACCGGAGCAAGCAGCCGTTTCACGAGCACGGGCAATTCAACGTTCGGCGTTCCGACTCGGGGGGTCACGTCGATGCTCCCGAGTTTCACATTGATGAATTGCTCAAGCCCGGAAGCGTCGAATAGTGACGGTTCCGCCAAGAGCGCGAGCGCGAGTTCGCACGTTGCCTGCTTAACGACAACCGGGATTTCGCTGGACGAATACAGCCACCCACTGCGGTCGGTGACGGAAAAGCGCGGCCACTGGAGCCGCTGTGTGCTGCTGGCTTTGGTGCCGAGATAATCTTCGGCCTCGAGTCGCATCGTGGCCATCATCAAGGCGTTTTGTTGCTGGCGAATCGAGGCATTCGACCACCCGGCCGAATCCAGACGGTCCACAAAATAGGCCGTCGCATCCGCCTGCGCGATGTAACTCGTACTGGCTGCACCACCGACCGTCGCGTCCAGCATGGGTTATCGAGCCGCTTTCCGCTTCCGCGCTTTGGGAGTCGCGACCTTGGGCTCCGGTGCAGAACAGGCATGTTCCGGGGCGGCGGAACCGGAAAACTGCTCCCCACACCGATCGCAGCGATAGACCGACTTGTTTTTGTCGGACTGGTCAATGAGTTCCACGGCCATAGATAGGGCTCCTTGTGAAATCAGGGCTGGGCCGCAAGACCCAGCCCTGAAGTAGATAACGCGAACTCCCGCTTACAGGATCGACGCGATCCGGGCGATCTGCTGCGCGTCGCGGAGCTTCCAGCCGAACAATGAATCGACGGCGATGTAATCCTGCCGATGCTGGCGGTAAATCTCGACCCGCAGGTTCAGCCCCGAGACTTCATCGAACGCCTGCACGTAGGTGCCCGAATTGATGCCCCCGAGCGGTCGAGACGCGAACGCGATGGCCTCCGGCGAGAACATCAGATTCACCTTATGGCTCGGCAGCACCTTCGCGTTGTTCGATGCCGAGACCGCGACCTTCAGAGGCGGCGAGAACGACGTGACCGCCAGCGAGTTCGTGGTGGAGGTGACGAGCGTGTTGTTGACGTAGGTCTGATTGTGATTCGAGAACTGGAACACGTCTCCGACCTTCAGCGTCAGCGCCGTGGTGATCGTCCCCACGAACGTGATCGTCGTATCGCCGACGTTGGCCGTGGGGCACGTCAAGGTCTGCGAGGCCGTGGTGCCGACTGTGCCAGCGGTATGGGTCGGGATGGCCTGATCCATCCACCAATCCATCCCAAGTTTGAAGCCGATCTGACCCTGGATAATGCCGCCCTGATCGCCGCGGTCGGAGTCTTTCAGGAACGGCGTATTGATGAGCGCGCCGCCCGAGTCGATGGCCGACAGCACGACACGCCGATCGCTCATCGGGGCACCGAGCTGGTTGAGCAGGATGTTCGCTTCGTTCCATGCGCGGAGGCCCGTGGGGTTCTTGGTCGAGTCCACGACGAACGCGGCTGGCAGCGCCGTCGCGCCGCCGCCGAACGTATCGGCCGCGCCGGTATTGTAGACGCCGGTATAGAGCGCCATCGCCTTCGAGTCGATGTAATCGACCAGCGCCCGTGTATATGCTCCGAGCGTCCGCGGGACGGTGCCTTCGACCACTTCGGCCGCCATCTTGTCGTCAATGACGAACGGCGCCTCACGCCACTGATCGAGCACGAGGTCGGTCTTGGTCAGCGTCAGGTTGGACGGATCGACGGCATTGATATTGTGGGTCACGTCGCGCGTCACACCAACGATCTGATCGGGAATCGAGACCGTTGAACCGGGTGTCGCGGCGATGTTGTCGGAGAGATTCATCACCAAGCGTGGCATGATGGAGTTCTGCCGCACGATATCGGCAGCCATCGCCCACAGCTTGGGGAGCAGGTCAGAATAGGTATTAGAGACTGCCATCTGATACTCCTGGGAAAAGAGGTGAGCACGACTATCACATCCTCACCCAGGCCCAGAAGCATCTCGCTACTGGCGGGCCAGCAGGCATCTCACCTACTGGGTTAGCGGCCGGCGGGGCATCTCGCCTTCCCCCGGTGCTTAGTGGTCACTATACGCTACGATTTGACTTCCGTCAAGCCTTAGTACGCCGCCCGTCCGATATGCCGCAGCGGGATAGTCGGATCGCACCAAATCTCCAAACCTGCTTTGCGAGCCCGCAAACAGAACTGGACATCCTCGCTCATGAAATCCGTGCCGTCGAATGCGTAAGTAAAGCACGGTGGGGCCATGCATTGCGTCAGCCGCTTGAGGTTGATCGCCATGAATCCGGTGGCGACCGCAATACAGCGAAACGGCTCCTTGGGCAGGACTTTCATTCCCTTGAAAATCTTACCCGTGCCGTCGTCCAACTTCACGGTCGAGACGGGCGGGAAACGCTTCTCGTTATATGCACCGCCGATGATGTCTTTCCCATGCGCCAAGAGCCGCGGTAACGCATCGGTCTGGAAGGCCATATCCGTGTCGATGAATACGAGATAGTCGGACTTCACTTGCAGCGCTTCGACGAGACAGGCTTCCCGCGCGAGCGCAAGATATGGCCCGCGTTGGACCGAGAAGTGCAGATCGTGGGGGAACTGGGAAATCGCCTGGACCAGCGATAGTCCCATCTCATCTTCCCACGAACCTTGAGAGGGAATCCCGAAGGTGACTTGCACTAACTGACGCGCGTCGCGCCTTCGCGGATCGCCTTTTCCAGTGAGGCCAAACGTTCGGCTTTGCCCGGCGTTTCGCGCCGTGGCATCCCTGCGATCCGTTGTCCGCCCGTCCCGCTCCCGACGCCGCTTTCGAACGCGCCAGCATAGCGCTTGTCCGCCTTCAGCTCGGCGACGTATTCCGCCATCCCCATGAACTCCTCAGCGTTCTTCGCGCCGGCCTTGAGCCGTGGCCCACCCTTCTCACCGATGATGACGGCCACTTCCCGATCGCCTACCGTCTGAAGTTTGGCCCGCATCTTGATGATCGGCAGCAGCAGCTCGGGATTGCCCTTATGCTCGGCCAGGGCCCGGATCGCCTCGGAGTCGATCAATGCTGACTCCAATGAGTCACGCAGGCGCTTTTCCCCCGCATCACGGAGTTCCAGATCCTTCAGATGTTTGTCCCGCTCCTCAGCGAGGATCTTTTCGAACTTGCCCTCAGCGAAATCCTTTTCGCGTTGCGCCTTGGCGGTTGTCTCCTGCAAGGCTTTGACCTGCTCGGGCGCGAGATCCCCATAGGCAGCGAGTTTCGTTTCGAGCGCCTTGCGCTGGGTACGTTCGGTATCGAGCGCACTCTGGAGCCCTTCGGCGCCGTCATGATCCAACACGAACTTGCCGCCCTTATCGCTATAGAGTTCGCGGTAGGCGGGAGATAGGGTCGCGTGTTCGGCCGGTTCCAGCACGTCCTTCAACTTCGCCATGTGCTCAGACTCCTGTGGTCATCGGGTTGTTGGTTTGCCCTGGGACTTTCGGTTCGTTCGGTGCACCGGGGGCACCTTGATTTTGTGTCGGGTCAGCAGCGCCGGGCGTGAGCTGGAAGTCGCGCGAGAAGTTCAGTTTGCCGCCATCGGCGAGTCCCATGAATTGCGCCGTGTAGTCCAACGCGAGGGCGACACCGTTTTCCAAATGCGAGACGATTGCGGCGAGCGTCGAATCCTGCTCGAGGCGATCGAGCGAGGCTTTTTGCGCGGTCTGTGCAGCGACGGATTTACGCTGCAACATCCCAAGTCCCAGGTTCGCCATCTGTTCTTCGATGTCCGCGAGGATTGCGCGTGTCGATCCGAGTGAGGCCCCTGTGGTCTCCATCCAGTAGGCTTTGACATTCGTCGCGTCAGGGAGATTGATGCGGCGATTCGGCCCCATTTCCAGCGGCTCATCACCTAACCCGACCGTCACCGGAATGGGGACGTTCGCGATATGCGCTGCGTGGTGCATGTCGCTATTCGTTTGATAGTGCAAGAGATTCAGGTTCGCGAGGTCGAGCAGCGGCGGGGGCGCGCACATGAAATCTTCTCGCGCAGTGTAAATCGGCGCGAACGGGATTTCAGTCACGCCGCGGAACGTTCCTTCGCTGTCCTTGACGACACTGAGGCGTCCAGATTTCGCCTCTGGCTCCCATGCCTCAAACGTCACTGCATCAGCGGTCCGGCGAAACACGCGGAAGCGGTCGTAGAGCTTCACGCCAAATGCGCCGCGCGGTTCCTCGACCTGCTCCTTGAACACGAGTTGGCCGAGCACGGTTTTCCCGTTGACTATATCGACCCGGTAACTCACGATCTGATCTTTGCGAATGAGTTGCCAGTAGGGGCGGATGTCGAGTTGTTGCGCCTCGAGTTTCGTGCTTCCGCCAGCGTTGGCGGGCATATCCACGAAGATGCCATCCAAGCCCGTCGTGAGTGCATCGGTAAAGGTGTGCAGCAAAAAACTATTGCCGTCCGTACCCTGGAGGTCGATATCATCGTCGTAGAGGGTTTGGATTTCGACCGGGACACCCTCTGGCGTCGGG